TTTTGCCATTTTACTATTCCTTTCTCAGTGCCTCCTACGAGGGTGGCTGGTTACGGGTTTAAAAATCCAGTGCCGAGGCAAATCGGGTGGCTGGAACTTTTAGTCATCATCAACTAAAACTTTGTTTAGCTTCCTTGAAAGCAGTCTTCTTAGGAGCCTGCTCAAAAGGTGCTTTAATCTGTGGTTGAGGCTGTTGTTGCTGTCCAGCTTCGTATTCAGCTATCAGCTTTTCTGTTAGTTCTTCACCTCTTTTATTCATTTTTTCTAATCTCTTATATCCTATTTCTTGTGCGATAACATCTGGTATGATTACCTCACCGTTTGATATTAATATGTCTTCTGCACTTTCTGGTGCTTCAGATGTATCTAATTTCATTCCTTTTTCTTTTAAGTTATCTATAGCATCTTGTATGACTTCTTTTATATACATCTTACCGTTTGAAATAACAGCACCTTTACTCAACACAAAACCATCGGCTTTTACAGGTATGTCATCAGCAACGCCAGAACGATCTTTTCCTTCTACATTTATTTCTCCTACAGCTCCTACTGGCACAGGTTCTTTATCTGTTGGTTGTGGTTTTTCTTCTTCAATATCCCCACCTTCTTGCATCATTGGTGGTTCTTTAACCGGTGATTCCTGTGGTTGTTCAATAGGTTTTTCTTCTGGTTGCTGTACAGGTTGTTCCATTTCTGGTGCTTCAACAGGAAGTGCTTGTGGTAATTCACTAGGACTTCTATCAAAAGATGATTTTGGTTTTAAATTTAAAGACACCTCTTGTCCTTCTGTGGAATTAGTAATTCTATCTTCATCACTCATACCCCTATACTCATCTATAGTTATACCTCCACCACCTTTAGGTTCCATAGTGGGTTCTGGTGGATAGTCACCAGTTTCTGCTTTAAAGTTAAGCACAAAAAATCTTTCTACGTAAGGAACTAAACCTGCTATTTCTTTTTGTTCTTCTGGCGTTAAGTTTTTTTTCATATTAATGGCTGCATTTTGTGGTTCTACTGCAGGATCATTTTCTGATAGAAACGCAAAATCCATTTCGTTAATATTTACAGGTCTATCTTCGCCCATTTCCATCTGTTGATTATCTAAGACCATTTACCAGTTTCCATCATTTTTGCTAATATGTTTGCTCTTGTTTTTACTTGACCTGCCCATTTGCTGTCTAACATTTGTTTGCTAGCTTCTTTATAATTACCAGTCATCACAGCTTTAAAAAACTTAGGCCATGCCTGTTCATTAAATCTAGAACAGCCCATGTTAAACACCATGTCTATGATTACAGTTTTTCTGGGTTCGTTTAAGTTTTCCATGAAACCCCAGTGGTTTACTTCTCTTAACACTCTGTCTACATCATTAGATAATAAAATCTTTGCCTCTTCTTCTGTAATACCAAGACCATCTCCAGCTACGTTTCTACCTACACCAATAGTAGGATGTCCAACTAAAGTGTCTCCAGCTCTTATTTCTTTACCATTTGCATCATCGTATACTTTTAATTTCATACCTTCATGCAAGATAAGTTTTTCTATCAGTTTATTTCTTGTATCTTTAGTAATCATTTTTTAAATTGTCCTATTGATTTCAAACCAAAACTAGCACCAATGCTTGCAAGGATACCCCAGCTTAACCAGTCAGGGCAGTCCTCTCTTAAAAACCTAAACCCATCAGATAAATATGGCTGTGCAGCAGGAATAAAGCACGCTACTATAATGGAGATGAAACAAATTGTCCAGAGCTCGTCTTTCCAGCTATCTGCAGAAGCATCCATTGCTTTCTCTTCCCAGTTCGCATCACTCTGTACTCTTTTTACTTGTGCCTCTATCTTTGCTACTTCTAACTTCTGTTTTATCTCTGCTTTCTTTTGTCTACCCTTTAACCATGTTCCTGCTATGTTTGCTATCGGGCCTAAAAATTGTAACATGTTTTCTCCTTATCCAAATATACTATCAGCAAATCTGCTTACGTATTGTTCGTACTGTTCTTGACTTGTAAAATTAACTCTCTCACCTAGATTAGGATCGTAATATGTAGGATTGCCTGTAAATGCTCCAGAAGACATCCATCTTTCTATTAGCTCACCGGCACTTTGTGATCCATTTTTATACGGGCTTACATCTATTCTAGTGTGATACTGTCCTAATGTGCTTGCTTTTTCAGGGTCAAATTTTACTTTAAATTCTTTCATATACCCATTTATAAAATTTCTAGCTTTGTCTGTATGTTGTTTAGCTTGTGATGGAGTAAAACCATTGTAACTCCAAGTCATACTATGGTCTAATTGACCAGTGTCACGATTGTATCTAATTTCTGAACCACCCATACCCGGTTTTGGTTTACCTCTTCCAAAACCTGTTAACCCGCTTACAAAATTTGCTGCTTGAAGAGCTGCGGCTACAGGCTGTAATCCGGGAACAAACATTGCTACTGTAGAAAGAGTATTAATTGCACCTGAAACATTATCACCACGTTTAAAAGCGTCATAAGCACTGTAAGCAGAGAAAGCAACACCTGCACCTTTTACTATTTTACCAAGATTTTCTTCACCACCTACTGAACTTGCAAAGTCTTTTTTAAAACTTCCAGATACTTGTTTTACTCCCGTAGCAATGTCTGAATAAGCCTCTTTAATAACATCAGCAACAGGATCGTATAATTTATTAACAAAAGAAAAGTCTTGTCCTATCTGTTTTGCAGTGTCTACTAAACCTAATTTATCTAAACCTTTATATAGTAAAGTAGGATCATTAGCACCCGCTATCTGAGCATACCCTCCGCCCTGTGTGGTAGCTACGTTTCTTAATGTAGAAGACCCGGCACCAAACAAATCATCTCTAAAAGCATCATAAGCCCCTCCAATGCCACCAATAAGATTTATAGTTTTACCCCCAGTATCATAAACACCCATAGGACTTTTTATACTTTCTTTGTACATATCGTCTAAATCTACTTCAAAAGGGTCTTTTACTCCTCTTTCTTCATATTCAGGTTGTCTAAAATATTCTCCTACTCTAGCAGTTAAATCTTGTCCCGGTTTTGGAGATATTAACAAAGTAGGATCAGGAGTGTCTACTCTAAGTTGTGGCACTTCTGGTGTTCCTATATTTAATTGTGGTTCTGTTTCAAATAAAGGGTCTGCCTCTCCTATAGGTTTTATCTGTTTTCTTTGTGCCTCTTCTTTTTTTCTTCTTTCTTTTATAGCTTCAGGATCAGTAAAAGGACTAATTATACTTTCAATGTCTCCTGAAAACGGGTCGTAACCGCTTCTTACAGCAACAGCAGGAGAACCGGGAATAGTTTCCTGCACAGTTGTTACTTTATAAGGTTGTGATGGTTTTATATCTTCTTGTGTTAGAAGAGCAGACTGTTCTCCTAGACCAAAGTCTGATTGAACACTTATGTCTGGAGATAAAAACCCCTCATTTGTTTGCGGTAAAGCCATTATTTTTTATTGTTTTCCTTTTTCATCTGTTCATAATTATTCTTCAAGTTGAGGAGCATTGCCAGCAAACTGGCCTTCCCCTGCAGTCGGTACAGCTCCAGTTCCGATTGTGCCGTTACCAGCCCCTGTAAGGTCTGAAGGTTGAGCCCCTGAAGGAGCTTCTGTAAGGCCTCCCATACCGGGGGGTTGTTCACTACCGGGGAGAGCTGTTTCAGCACCTCCTGATTGTTGTTGTTCTGTTGGTTGTTGGGCATTTTGCATTCCTTTCAGCATTTCTGCGTATATTTGAGCTTGGTTAATGTCATTGACTAAACTATCCGGATCAATATCTTGTGAAATAGCTAACTCTTTTATAAGATTAGGAATCTTAATAAATGGAGCTAGCATTGGATTTACCACTGTCTGTAATAACATTGTCAGTCTTTGTGAACGTACTTCTTTCTGCATTACAGAAGACACACCTTTTGGTTTTATCTCTAAGTCTCCTACAATGTCAGGTTGTTCATCATTAAACTGCATGTTCCACTGAAATAGTGATTCACCCAACGGTTTCAAAAGATGATCGTCCATGTTTTTAATCACCGTTTTTATAGATAAACCAGCTGATCCTAACAACATTGATAGGCCAGCTGCTGTTCTGCCTGTGCCACTAACGCCTGTCTGCCCATGCATAATACTGGGAATCCCAGTCTCTTCATCAGCCAACTGTCTAGCTTTATCATACATTTGTATGTTTTCACCAGCGGTATTAGGGAACTTAATACCATTCACTGCGGTTCCTGTAAC